TGAGTGTGCTGGTGCTTGAAGTGCTGCATAGTGTGCATTTGAAGACTCACAGTACATTCTAACTTGAGATTGCGATCCTGTGTTTTTAACTTCAATAACACCACCCTCTACAGTAAGATCATCACCAACACTTACATCACCAGTTACTGTAACTGAGTCAACATAAGCATCTTTAAATCTTACAGAGTTAGTTCCTAAATCAACATCACTATCTGTTTGCGGACCAAATACTCCGTCTGATACAAATACTTGTTCAGCATTTGCAGCATAGAAATGTATCTCATCAGCAGTTTCAAAATCTATTTTTGTTTGATCATCTTCACCAATTTTAATATCAGTTGCGAGTAAAGATGTAATTGTTGTTTGTGCTGCACCAAGAGCAAAATCTAAAGTATTATCGCCGTCTTGATAAGTTACAGTAATTCCTGTTTCTGTGTTAGAGCTTACCATGTCCCCAACTGTATCAGAAATTGTTTCTGCTAAAGTTGCACCATTTATAGTAATAGCGTCTGCTTCAAGAGTACCATCAATATCAGCATCACCAGAAATATCTAATGTTGCTGCATCTAGTTCACCAGATAAAGTAATATTAGTAGCACCAGTAATAGCGCCATTAAGTGCAACTGCACCATTAATATCTATTGTTGTAGCTGCTATTTGTACTTCTGTATCTGCGACAATATCTAATTGTCCATCAGTAGATGAATTAATATATAAAGCAGAATCTCTAAAAAGAAGTTTGTTAGTGCTATTTAAAGTTAAACCTGTGCCGTCAGTATGTGTTAAAGTTGTGTCAGAATCAGCACCAAATTTTAATACTGCTGAATCTGATCCTAAAATAAGATCATTACCTACAGTTACATCATTACTCGCATCTTCAAATATTAATTTACTTGCTGGAATTGTACAAAATACATCCTTTGTGCCAGAACTAAAATCAACAGCGTTATCGCTATTAGAAGAGGATATAATTGTTGTACGTGTAAGATCAGAACTATCACCATCTAATGTACCAAGCCCAACTTCAAACTCTGATTGATCTTGGTGTGCAATACAATAGTAAACTGTATTAGAATTACCAATGCCAGCTGCAAAAGTTTCAAAACCAGTTACCGCACCAGAAAGAGATACGGCACCCGTACCAGTTGTAGTGGTTGTTTCTTTTACACGATCATTAATGACTAATGCCATTTATACTCCTACGCTAATCTCAGTATAGCGTTACTTGCATCAGCTGCAGGAAACTGAATTGTAAATGTTCCGCTTGTAGATGTTTTATCTCCGCCAAAATCTAATATAGCAACTGCTTTGTTAGAATCAGAACTATTATAAATCATAGCTCCTCTTGCAGTAATAGTAGCTGACGTAAAAGATATGTCAGCAAAATCACAAATAGCAGTAGTACCTGAAGTTGTTGGCGTAACACTAGTCAATGTACCTCCACCAGACGAGTAAGAACCTGAATCAGATACCTCGTTAGATGTAGTAAAAGCAGTGGTTGAAGCACCTAAAGAAGCAGAACTTGTATACAATGCAATTTTAAAAGTATCACCCGATGAAGCAGTGAAATTGTGTGTGCCCTGAAGTAACTCTTGTTTGAAACTTGTGCAGACAGCTTGTGATATTGCCATGTTTATTCTCCTCTAGTATTTGTTTTAACAGATTGCATAGGAAACTTTAATTCTCCATGCGTGTACTCATCTCGTCTATGTCTACCGGTTTGTTCAACTATCAGCTCTTGCATAGCACGTTGATAAGATTGTTCATATAATTGCAGCATTTCAGCTGGACCCTTCAAAAACTTGAAGGCTTCTGCAAGACATCCATACAACAAAACCATAGGGGCATTGTTGCCTATCCATGAGGTTGTATTACTACTAGACAGTCTTGTTGGTAATCTAGTAATTCCTAACTCCACGTTATACGCTGAATCCGGCGTAGGAGCAAGATAAATTGTGTTGTGATCCCACCATGACCAATACTTTGGTTGGCCTGTAGCAGTTCTGTCTGGCCAATATTCATTCATGTAACTTATATCACGATGCTCTAAAAAATCTCTTGTTGGTGTTCCTGATGCAGGAAATATATGTACAGTTCTTATTGTAGCAAGCGATGTAGGATCTGGTGATGTTCCACCAGGTAATGATAAAAAAGGATTACTTGCAACTAAGGTAACAGATTGATGTGATTTGAATACATCGAGATCTGCTTCTTTTAATATTCTATTTTCTGTATGCTCAATAAAATCGTTTGTAATTGTAGATGTCAATACATCAGTGCTAGTTTCTGTGTAGTCTAAAATTTGTTGTGTTAGTTCTGCGTATGTAGTCATGATGATATGGTTACGGGTCCTGCCGAAGCAATCTCTCCTCCTCCTCTTATTGATGCTCCAGCGTGAGCTAAATCAGTAGCTATACTGTAAAAATCATCATCTATTTTTGTTATGGTATGCCCACTTGCCCTATTTACAGTGTTTGTAAAAATATCTACAACGTTTCTAAATCTAACAGTGTCGCCCGTAGACCTACCGTGTCCTGGTTCAAAAATTTTTATAATACTTTCACCTGTTGGAAATGTAAAAGCATTTCTAGGCAACAATCTTTCTGTTGCTGGTTCTTCTCTTGCTGGTCTTGGATACTGTAAAGATATTGCGTCAGGCATGTGCTTGTTAGGTCTGTCCTGTGGTGTTTTAGGTTCAAACTCACTTTTGTGCACACGTGCGCCGTTCCATTCTACAACCATTTCGTTGTATGGATATTCCATACCACTACGGTCAGAAATAAATTTTGCGTATTTTCCTGATGCGTAAGCCATCTATTAGCTCCAGGTATACTTGCCGCCCTTTTTAGCAGCGCCCATTCCTAGTTTAGTACCAGACACTTTACCATCTTGAGTTTGACCTTTGCCAGAAGTGGCTTGGGCTTTTACTCCTTCAGGTGTAATATCCTGTGCTTTACCTTTTGCTGGTGCAATACCTTTTGTAGTTACAGCAGCAGCCTCTACAGCAGTAGGTATATCGTTTTGACCTCTACCATAAGAACCTATCTTTTTATTAGATGCTTCTCTGGTGTTTGCTGTTTGAGTGTTATATCTTGGGTTACTCATTCGTCCTCCTTTTTACATTCACAGTTACCACATTGGCACTGTCCTCCGCAACATGAACCGCCATTACTACAATGACATTCATGATCACAATGTTTACATGTTGGCATATTTCCTCCTATGGTGTGTACGCCCGTGCTGGTTCAATTCTAAAAGAAACTCTTTCTCTATCGTTTTCGCTAGCACGCTTAAACTCTTCATCATACACCGCTTTTAAATTTGCACTTAACATTGGTGCTCTTTTCAAACTTATATAGTATGCCAAACCTGCAGTCAAACAAGGAAGAAAATAGAAAGGTACGTCAGCTTCATTAGTATAACTTCCTGCATCTTCTATTCTTGCAAGATAAAAATATTTGAATATGTATGCTTTATCAGGGCTAGGATATAAAAACAAAGTCATATCGTTTGCTGGTCTACCACTAGCACTAGATCCTCCAGTTGTAACTGTACCAGGAACTAAAGCAAATTGTGTAGGTCTTGCGTCTCCTGATGATGAGTTTTCTTTTTTACTTAAATTAATAAATTCAGTTCTAGATATCCTGTTAACAGCAACATCAGTTGTGCTGCTATCACCTTCTAAATTAGAAGTTGCACCTGCTGTAGTTGTTACAACAGCGTCTACTATATCTATAACGTTTTGATCAATAGCATAGAAGTTTGTACCTGCAGTTAATGTTTGCGTTGCATAAGTTATGCTCCACAAATTTAAACCACGGTTTGCCCATTCTGCTAACATCAGATTCATAGATCGTCTAGCTGTTTTTAAATCATAACCAGTACGAGTCTCTAATTGACATCTTTCAAATGCTTCTTCTATTATCTCCTCTATTGAGAGATTAAAGGTTTGTGTGCCTGAGTAAGCCATCTAAACCTCTAATATATTTTTTGAAATTGTGCTACGACTGTGTAAACGTTACCAGAGTCAGCTGCACCTGGAACTACAAAGTTTACATCGCTTTGGTTACTGTTAGATGATTGATCTGCTGGTATGCCACCAAACTCTCTAAAATCCCAATACGCTGCACCTGTTAGTGCCAATATAGGAATATCTCCATCAGAATCTTCTTCGTCTAAACGCGCAAAAGAGTCACCTCCATCACCACCTTGACATGAATACCATATTCTGTGTAATCCTAAATGTGCCACAGCTGTGCCATCGTTTCTAGCATTTAATGCTGAAACATCGCCAAATACTGTTGTGCTACCTGTTCCGTCTGATTGAACTACAATTTTAATAACAACTTGTTTGTCGTTTTCTTGTAGTATTGTTGGTCCTGTTACTGTGTCTGCCATGTTCCCTCCTTAATCAAGA